CCTTTTTCTTCCTTGCGGGTTGATTTTTCTTCTGGTTCTTGGGCATTAAAGCGTCGAAGGGGTTGGGGGTCTTGTTCTTCATCGAAATAGCAACGTATGATAGTAGCTAGGTAGAAAATATAGAGTAGAGCGAGGAATTCGATAATCTTTTAAAATTTTCACCCTTATCCGTTTTGGGGGCGTACTGCGGTGCGAGACGGGCCGGTATTTCGATGTGTCATGTTTGAGTAGTTTAGTGACTTCGCGGTCGGCAGGGGAGTGAACCCTAGATTGTACAAAACTTTTTATATTGTTAGCAAGCGTTCTCAAACGTAACGCGGCTAAGGTATATCTGTATATGGGGCGAAGAACCGAGGACAAGCTCTGGTCAGCATTCGCTTAATATATATGGCAGTTTAGAGACGTGCTGGTCGTGGGGCCCAGAGTTTACTGGGCGGCCTTGGCGAGGTTGTACTCAACTCGCTCTGCCGTCGCGGAGAACAAGGCGGGCTTGAACCGCATGAGGACGGTCAAGGCAAGAACGAAGTCGGGGTGGTGTCGAAACGCAACGGCGAAGTTGAGAATCGACGACTCATCGACGTCGAGGACCACCTTCATGCAAACGGCATAGGTGGATTTCCAGATGTTCTCCTGGTACGCCAAGCTAGCGGTCCAGGTCGTGGAGCAAAAGGTGTAGCTGGGGTTATCAACGTAAGAAACGAAGTCGGTAATGGTGTAACCGAGCTTGGCGTAAGCAGCGATGAACTCAGCGCGGGTCATGTTTGACATCTCAATGCAATCGTCTCCAGCGACGAGGAACGGTATGTTCCCAACGGAGAAGGAGGTGAAAGAACGCATCCGCGAGTTGCGCGAAAACGTGAGGTAGTGGCCAGATTCCTGGTAACAAACCCTGAAAGGGATGAACATGAGGCCATCTTCTTGCACGTGGAAGCGTGTCGAGAAGATGACACCTAAGGCGCAGTGTACATAGAACATATACATCTGGTTCGGGTTGGGGATGAGCTTGCCGTCAATCAATACGGCAAGGTTCATGGACAGTAGGCGCGTCAGCCAGTCAGCCCAGTACTCAGTCTCTTGCACAGAGTACTCCCAGGCTCTGACATCCGAGCCTTTCGGCTGCATCTGCGTAATCTGCGCTGCGATGCGACCGCCCTCTAACTTCTCATACATACCGACGGTTTTAGCCGGGGTAACGAGATCAAGTTGAGTGGCGGTGGGGATGTCCTTTCGCGTGTTCTCGACGTTAAGGTCCATGCCGTAAGCGAGACGCGAGACGGCGTTGTCCATCATGGACGTACCGCAGATAAGACGAGCTGCCTTACCTACCTTGCGCGCCTCAAGCTTCGGCGAGAGGGTGACGGGGTCGCGCATGCCTTTGTTCGCAAAAAGCATCGCGTCGAACACGACTGCGTGGCGATCATAGGGACGATTGATGAACGTCTC